GTAATTGTAGCTACTTTCCTAATAGCATCAGGTGCAACAGCAGTAAAAGCTTTACAAGCTAAAAATTTATCTTTAGCTACTTTAGAAGGAGCTTTAAGTGCAATTAAAGGAGGAGAAATAAAACAATTCATTTCAGGACTCTTTTCAGCTTAATATTTATAATAAACTAATATAAGAAATCATGCCATTTTCATTTTGGAACGAAACATCTCAAGTATCCGGAACTGGAACTCTTAACCCTACAGGTCCCTGGCCTGGTGGTTCAGGTTTTGTTCTTACTGCTATAGATAATACTAATCTCAACTCAGTAAGTGCTAATGATCGAGCTAAATCTAAAAATTTTACTTCGAACCCATCAGCCGGTAACTGTTTAATAGTAACCCCTGGTCCTGAAGCTGGAGTAATTAGAGTATATGCTTTTACTACTACTTCGGTATTAACTAATTTATGGCGAGTACCAATACCAACTGGTCCTTTAGTTCCTATAGGTACTACTCTTGGTACTATAAATGATGTTATATCAGCTTGTACCAATGCAGGATGTATTTATTTCGATCAAAATGGTCCGGATGTAAATCCTTAATTTATAGACGGATTCATAGCCCGTCGCTTTTCTTAAAAATTTTGACAGCTGTGGCGTCATCCAATTTGGAGACGCCACTTTTTTTATGTATATTTAATAGTTAAACATTGATAATAATATGAAGAAAATAGTAATTGTTGGAGCAGGAGTAGCAGGTGTAAACGCAGCAACAAAGCTCGTTGATAATGGTTATCCTGGTGAAATGATCACAGTAATTGATATGGGTAAAGATCCATATCAACGTAAACCTGAAGAAGTAATGACAGGTTTCCTAGGTGCTGGAGGTTGGTCAGACGGTAAATTGACTTATCACACAGCAATTGGAGGACAATTGTCTAAGTATTGTGGTGAAGAAAAAGCAATGGAATTGATGGATCAAGTAATTACCAATTTCAAACGTTTTCACCCTAAACCTGAAGAAGTACAATGTTCAAATCCTGTTGAGGAACCTGAATTTATCAAACCATATTTCGGTTTACGTTTATTCCCAGTATGGCACGTAGGTACAGATTATTTATCTGAAATTGCTAAAAATTGGTATGATTATTTAGTGTCTAAAGGTGTACAATTTTATTGGGAAACTAAAGTATCTAATATTAATTTTAGACACAATGAAATTATCATGAAATCAGTTAAACCTGAATTCGCAAATATGGATAATGATGGAATGTTTTATGATGAACTTATCTTTGGTGTAGGTAAATCAGGTATTGATTTCGCTCAAGAATTAGCTAACAAATATGAACTCCCAGACGAACCTAAATCAGTTCAAATTGGTGTTCGATTTGAAGCACCACAAGAACACTTCCAAAAACTAATCGATATTTCGTATGACTTTAAGTTATATAGAAAATTTGATGATGAAGGAGTATCATTACGTTCATTCTGTACAAACAATAATGCCGCTTATGTTGCTGTGGAAGAAACATATGGAGATCACAGTTACAATGGTCACGCTAAAAAAGACGAAGCGTATCGAAACAACATGACTAACTTTGGTATTTTGATGGAAATTAATGGTATTGAAGATCCATTTACTTGGTCACGTGAAGTAGTAAATAAATTACAATCAAACGGAACTGGTTTGTATTATAGTCCATCTCGTAAACCATCAACAACATCTGAAGGTAATGATGTAACTTCAACTCAAATTAGTTTAGATACACTTGCTCACGTTGTAGAACCGGCAATGGGTGGTTATTTTAAATATGTGATGGATTTTATTATGGATATGAAAAAAGTATTTCCAACATTACAAGATGATTGGGGTATGTATATTCCTGAAGTAAAATATCTTTCACCTGAGGTAAAAGTAGATTATAAAAATCTAGCATTAGTAGATTACCCCAATGTACACTTTGTAGGAGATGCTTTATCAGCACGAGGTATTACAGTATCAGGAGCACAAGCAATTTATGTTGCTGAATCTGTGCTTGGAGAATATAAAAAGCATGTGTATCTTTACGATCAAGGAACCGGAGATTTATTTTAATATGGAACAAAAATCAAACCACAAGTACACACCATCTAAAAAGCTTACAAAAGCTGATGGTACAATCGCGTATGTTTTCGACAACAAACTTCATAACTGGGATGGACCAGCATTAATTCCTGAAGGTGAAAATCGTAAACGTGAATATTACCTTAATGGTATTAAAAAAACAGAAGAAGAGTGGAAACAAGCTCGCAAAGAAAGAGAAGGATTACCTTGGTATAAAAACCCTGGATTGAAAGGACAAACAAATAGATTTTAATATGGGACACAAATACGAACCAATTCCTCGTAAAGGAGATAGATATGAAAAAGTATGGGGTCACGAGCTTTGGATCATAAACCACGATGCTTATTGTGGTAAACTTCTCGTATTTGAAAAAGATAAAAAATTTTCAATGCACTACCATTTAATTAAAGAAGAATCATGGTATGTTGCTAAAGGAGAATTTGAATACAGATGGATCGATACAGAAACAACTAAAATTAAATCAGTTAGGATTGTTGAAGGAGATGTTGTAGATTTAGAACGTGGTCAACCTCATCAATTACAAGCACTCACAGAAGGAGCTACAATTTTTGAAGTATCAACCAAACATTTTGAAGAAGATAGTTATAGAGTATTACCAGGATCAGCACAATTATGAAAATAGGTTTTTGCGGAACAATGTCAGTAGGTAAAACAACGTTAGTTAATGCGTTGAAAGAATTACCTGAATTTGAAAATTATACATTTAGAACAGAACGTTCAAAGTATTTAATGGAATTAGGTATTCCATTGAACACTGATTCAACTACTAAAGGTCAAGCTGTATTCTTAGCAGAACGAGCAAGCGAATTAATGCAAGAAAACATCATTACAGATCGTACTATTATTGATGTAATGGCATTTGCTAAAGCATCAAAATCAATGAATTATTATGATGCTGAAAAGTTTTGTGAGTTTGCTAAAACTATGCTCCATGAATATGATTATTTATTTTATGTTTCTCCTGAAGGAGTTGATATGGAAGATAATGGAGTTCGTGAAACAGATTTACAATACAGAGAAACAATTGACTCTATTATTAAATTCCAATTAGATTTTAATAAACATAGAATTAAAAATTTAATACATATTAAAGGTTCTACAGAAGAACGTATTGCACAGGTGAAATCTGCCCTTTCTTTGTGATATTTATAACAAAATAACTTTACAATGAAAAAATCAGAAGCTAAAGAATATATCAAAGAACTTATTGTATCTGAATTAACAGAAATTGATGTTGATAAAACTCGTGGTACCGTAGTAATGTCTAAAGCCGCACCTCCACAAGATATCAAAAAAATGACAGCTCAAGGTATAGATGTTGAATTGAAAGAAGAAGAGGATGATATAGAACCAACAGCTAAAGATATTGCTGCTAATGCTTCTATTGCTAAACTACAATCCAAATACACAGATGTAGTTAAACAAATGAAATCAGTATTAAATCAATACAAATCAGCCGAAGGTGCTGAAAAACAAAAATATGTTGATCAATTAAAGGGTTTAACTAAGCTTAAAAAAGAATTAGAAGCTATGATTAATCCTTCAATGGACGACGAAGACGAATAATATGGACTTCAAAAAGGTTTTTGGAAATATAAAAAATATACTCATAGTAGTACTCATCATTATAATTTTATTGATGAGAAACTGTTCTGGGAATGGAAAAAATTCAACTCCAAAACCACCAAAATCAACAATTGAAACTAAAACAGAATATATTACTATAGAAAAAGAAGTTCCTGTTTATGTTCCAAAATGGAAAACTAAAGAAATCCCTAAATTAATCCCATACCCTATTCCCACAGATACTGCAGCAATTTTGTTTGAATATTATGCTCAATACAAATATTCTGATACTTTATCTTTAGATACTATAGGTTATGTAGTAGTAAATGACGTTATTTCTAAAAATAAAATAGAGTCTCGTAGTTATGTTCAAAAAATTACTATTCCTGTTACAACTACTACTATTACAAATACCGTTTATGAAAACAAACGTGAATTTTATTATGGTTTAGGAGTTGCAGGAAATAAAAATCAACTTAATTATGTTGGTGCCGAATTGATGTATAAAAATAAAAAGAAACAAGCATATGGCTTGGGTGTCGGTATTAACCAAAACTTACAACCAGTTCTCTCAGGCCGTATCTATTGGAAAATAGGTAAATGAGTCAACAACCCGATTTAAGACAGATAATTAGAGAAGAATATCTAAAGTGTGCACAGGATCCTGCTCACTTTATGAAAAAATACTGTCATATTCAACATCCACAAAGAGGCAGAGTACTTTTTAATTTATATCCTTTTCAAGAAAAAACATTACGTTTATTTAGAGATAATCCATATTCTGTTGTATTAAAATCTCGTCAGTTAGGTATATCAACCCTAGCCGCAGGTTATTCT